GACTCGTACCCAACAAGAATGTCAGGTCGCCAATGGCACAATCCCAGTTAGTTGAGTCCGGTGCATTGACCTGACCGACACCAGAAACAGTAGAGCCAAACGATAGATCCTCTACTACATCACTGGTTACATCAAAATCAACCACTACTTATCCAATCTGGGTATAGGTAACCCCCCGCACCTCACACATGCGGGGGGTTGAGTTAGTTGGGTTTACGAGTTGGCGTAGCCGTAGACGGTCACAGGATCGTGGCTACCTCGTCAGCGGTGAGGCCAAGAGCCTGCAACTTCTCTAACGCTGACGCTCTCGCAGCCTCCCGCGCCGCCTTCGCCTGCTCTTCAGCCGCACGCTGCGCTTCAGCAGCAGCAATATCGGCCTCGCGTTGTGCTACTTCCTCAGCGGTGGCGAGGCGTTCCTCTGTCCTACCGTCGGGGTAGGTGGTGGTGATGGTCCACGGTTCCATGATGTTTCCTTACTGTGAGAGGCCGTAAATGGTGAGTGCGCCGGTAATGTTGTTTGCGCTTGGATACAAAGTGAAACCGTCATAAGCGGTAGACAACGAGTGTGTGCCTGCGTATTCCGTAATCGTCGCATCATTGTAACTCTGCACGCTAATGGACCTATACGCTGTTGGCTGTGCCAACGCAGGACCGTAAAGGTAAGTGTGAAAGCCTTGCGGTAAGGTGTTATTAAAACTACTCCACCGACTTGATGTTGCACCTGTTTGTCGGGAACTTGTTACATTAGTTCCTTCGGCTTCAAGATATTGTCGTGCGTAATTTGCTCCGGTTGCATCCGAGCCGCCGACTCGCCAACGATGCGTAATGGCGCTGCCAGATGTTGCAACGGAACCGCGCACCACCACTAGGTAGTTGTCGTGAGTTGCCGAGAATACACCATTCACACTCACGCTCGTCGCCGCCGTGAACACCACCTTCGCGCCAGTCAACGACACACCAGAACCAGCAACCGACGACGGAGTAATAAGTTTCAACCCAGCAATCTCAGCCATGCCTACTCCTCATACCCAAAAACGTGAACGTTGCCGGTGGCGGCATTGGTGTCTTGATAAAACGTAAGTCCGTCATATGACGTAGACAGCGAATGAGTATTTGCGTTCTCATAAATGCGTGCGCTGCTGTTTCCATCAACATTGACTGATCTGCCTGCTGTTGGCTGCGCTAACGCTGGTCCATAAAGGTGGATGTGACAACCGTTCGGAGCCGTTGCACTTAGATAATTGTAAACGAAATCGTCAGCACTACTAGAGCGTCCACCAGTCACACTTGACCCGTTTACGTTGATGTGCTGCGTCGTGTAGTTGCTGCCAGTAGCATCAACACCACCTACCCTGTACCGCAATCTTCCAAAATCGCTAGTACCCATGGTTATCGAAACAACGACTAGGTAGTTGTCGTGGTCACCCGTGAACACACCATTCAACGACAACGAAGTCACCGCCGAGAAATCCACACCACCATCAGCGTTGATCGTTGCACTCGTACCGCTGTGCGCGATAGAGGTGGGTGTCATGCTGACAAGACCATCACCAGCAGCCATTACGACCTCACCCCATAGACTTGAAGAGCGCCTGTCACAGTCGCAGCCGAATTGGTTAGAAACGTGAAACCGTCGTAAGACGTAGACAAAGAATGTGTTACGGCATACTCAATAATTCTGGCTCCACCACTTTCACCAACAGAAACCACGCGAGAAGCAGTAGGCTGCGCCAAGAATGGACCGTAAAAATAAAGTCCATCACCATTTTGTAACGAAGGACCAAACAAAAAATTATTGGCCTGCGTTTGGCTTGTGTATCTTGCCGCACTCACAGCCGTAGATTCTGCAACCAACTCTTGCACGGTGTAGTTAGAGCCACTCGCATCGCTACCAGACGCACGCAACCTATAATACAAGTTTGTGTTAGTGCTAGAGGTTCCACGCACACTCACAACATAGTTGTCGAAGTCAGCCGTGAAACACCCATTCAACGACAACGACGTAACCGCTGTGAACGTCACCTGACCATTGGTGAGAGTCGCTGACGTACCAGCATGAGTGATCGTGTAGTCAGTCAGAAGCACCATGCCGGGAGCGTTCGCAGTCCACACCGAATCCGAACCCAAATACAAAGCCGCAACCTCAGACGACCCCAAACGAATCGCATCAAGCGCAGTCGAAACAGCCACTCCGATCAGCCCACAATGACATACAGGGTCGTCGCGTCAGGTGTCAAAGCGTCATACTCCGCCTGCGTCACCTCAACAACATCCGTCACCGACCCGTCACTAGCAACCTTGTCAGCGACAGCCGCCGTCACTTCCGCATCCGTGGCAAGCGACTGACTGCCGAGGTCAGCGAGATTTCTTGATCGTGTCATTACTCTCCCTTAGCCGATGCGGTAACGAACGATGACGATTCCGTCGGAGCCGTAGCCACCCTTATGGTTGCCGCCCGTGGCCCAACTGCCAGCAGCCCCACCACCGCCGCAACCAAATCCGGTGGCGTTATTGCCGTCACCGCTATTTCCAATCTGCCCGTCACCGCCGCCACCTGTGCCGCCAGTTCCTCCGACCGCTGACCCGGCTGATGCATTTGTCACCGTGACACCGCCAGCACCGCCAGCAGCAAACCCGCGAAGCGTTCCATCAAAACGAAGTTCGATGCCGTCGCCGCCGTCACCGCCCTTGAGGGTTAACAGATCGTTGTACTGCGGCTTGCCGTCGGTTCCCGGCCCTGAGTAGCCGCCGCCGCCACCGCCGCCCCCGATAATGCCGTAGCCATCCCCATTCGGGGTATGCCCAGAAATCGTTGTAATGCTTGCCGTATCAATAGGCGATGCGTTGCCGCCCTGATTCCCTTGGCCCGACGTTCCCGTGCCGCCAGACTTGTTCGTGTTTGATCCAGATGCGCCACCCGAACCTGATCCTCCGCTGTGAACATTTCCCGACGAATTTGTGTAACCGCGTGGGGCGCAACCACCGCCAACAGCAGTTAAGGAGCCGAACGTCGAATCACCACCATGACCTATGTTCGTGTTCGTTGCTGATGCTATTTCAGGAGTTCCACCGACTCCGACAGTCAGGCTGTACGTTGAAGCGGTCACTCCGTAGGAGTATTGAAGAATCAGCCCAGCGCCTCCACCGCCGCCCCCTGCATACCCCGCGTTCGTGTTGAAGGGGGTGATGTACTGGCCTCCGCCAGCACCACCACCAGCGCACACAAGTAGGTCGATTATTCCGGCCTGCGAAAACGTGATATCAAACCCCGGCGACCCAGAGGCGTAGTTCCATTCATGCACGCGGTACGTCGCACCATTGACCGTGCCAGCCGTACCATCACCAGTAAACGTGAACGGTGTCACGCCGCCGGTCTGTGCGCTCGCATACGCCCAGTTCTCAGGGGCCAGCCCAGACGTAACTTGAGTAGAACCAAACGGGTTCTTTAGGCGATCAATAGCCATTTAGGAAATCTCCGATCCGAACAATGCGAACGTGAGGTTCGCGTTACTCGCGCTCACGCGCACATACTTGTTAGTTGCATCCAAGGTCAGACCAAGAGTGAGGCCGACCGTCTCAAAACCCGTAAGCACATCGTTACGAACGATGTACTTGCTCGTCGCTGGTTCGCCAGAGTTGGAATCCGAGATAGCGACCGTGTAGTACGCAGCCGTGTTGCTGCGGTTACAGATCGTGAGCGTGGACACGACGGCTGCCGTAGCAGACGGACAGGTGTAGAGCGTGGAGTGCTCAAACGCTGTTAGCGTGCCTGTCGCTGCTGTGCTTGCAACATCGGACGCAACAGAAGCGTAGGAAAGAGTCGTGCTGGTGACAGCGGTAACGGTGAAAACACCATCAAATGCTGCGTCAGCGGTATCCATCGCAACGCTAACCTGCTGGCCCACGCCAATAGAGTGCGAAGCACTCAACGTCAACGTAGCGACGTTGCTCGTCAGTTCTTTGTTCGTGACTGAGAGCGATGACGCGCTTGACGCTGCCTGCCCTAGCACTTTGTATGTCGTGCCCACTTAGGCTCCCATCAATAAAATTGGACTGAAACCCGCACTTGCAAGTTCCGCTTGAGTAGCAAACAACGCATCAGCCTGTGCCTGCGTGTAAGTGTTCGCCACCGAGAATGAAGCGAACGCGACCACCAACACCTCATCACCAGCGGTTGCACCGCTAGCCAGAGTCACCGTGTTCGTGGAAGTCGTATAGTCATCACCCGGCGACAACAGCACACCGTTCAGGAACACCTGAAGAAGTGCGCCCGTAAACGACAGCGATACACCATTCCGGTCATTACCCGTGAACGCTGTCTGCGAGGCCGTAGCCGTGTACTCGTAAGTGATAATCGACGCTGTTGCAGCGGCACTCGCCTTGATCCAGCCAGCACCGTCATAGACGTACATGCCGATCTGCTCCGACGTACCCGTATTTAGGTAGAACAACGCACCTTGAACCAGCGGGTCACCGTCATTGTCCACAGTCGGGGCCGAGGCTTTCGCCCCTAAGTACCTATCATCAAAAGAGTCCAACGATGAAGCGGCAGCCGCAGCAGAGTTCGCAGCACTCACCGAACTGGCAGCAGCGTTCGTCTCGCTAGTCGCAGCGTTCGTAGCAGACGTAGCGGCATTAGTCTCAGACGTTGCCGCGTTCGTTGCTGACGTAGCCGCAGCCGTAGCACTAGCGGCAGCGTTCGTCTCAGACGTTGAAGCGTTACTCTCACTCGTAGCCGCGTTCGTCGCGGAAGTCGCAGCATTAGTTTCCGACGTAGCGGCGTTAGTTGCCGACGTTGCAGCGTTAGTCTCGCTCGTGGCTGCATTCGTCTCACTCGTAGCCGCAGCGGTCGCGCTCGTAGCAGCGTTAGTGGCCTGCGTGGTCGCCTGAGTCAACTGGCTAGACATGCCCGTCTCAGCCCAGTTCTTCGTCACCGCATCCTGCGCCAACGTCGGGTCAGCAAGATCCGTGATCTTGTTCGACCCAGCATCCAAGTCGCCACCCAGCGTGGCAGAAGTCAGAGTCTTATTCGTCAGCGTCTGCGTATCTGTCGTACCCACCACGGCAGAACCAGAACCCGTGCCATGCACGTTCTCCGACGCATCCTCATGCTGACGAGACTCGCTAAAGTCACGGCCCGAAACACCATGCTCAACCTGAGCGCCAGCGGTGTGTGATACGCCAGTCGTTCCATCCACGCCACGAGTAACAGTCAGTGTCGTACCGCTACGGCTCGTCACTTCCACGATCTCTTCATTAACCGTGTCCTGGTCAATGATGAGTGTGTAGGGGGTTAGCGACGGGAAACCAGTTGCAGCCGCTACCACAACAGATGTTGCCGATGCGTTAATGTCAGAAGTCAGAGTCGTGCGCCGAGCAACTGACGAGTAATACCGAGAAACAGCCATACTTCTTCCTATCGGGTGTAGTGGCTACGGGTTGGGTAGATTCGCTGCAATCCTTTTCTTTCTTCATCCAGTCTGAGTTGATACAGTTGCAGCATGTACCTACCAAGTTGGCTAGACCCACCAACAGGTCGTGCACCAGCAGAGAAGTCAGCCTCACTTGACATGCCAGACAGGTGGGCAGCATCAAAGAACGGAACCATCCGGTATGCAGCCCCCAGTCGCACTAAGTCCTCGCAAGACCCCGGCAGTCCAGTCACCGTAGTAAACGAATCCGTATCGTTAGCGAGGACCGTAGGCTCTTTGCTGTACACAATCTTGATTGTGCGACCAGGAACAATGCCGTCATAGATGCTCAATGAAACGCCAGTAGCGAACGAGCCAGTGCTTGCGTCACGGTCTAGCGACCACCGACGAATAGGTAGCCACTCCTTGGAAGCGCCCGTGGTTTGCCACATTACAGACAAGATATCCAGCGTTCCCGCAGGTAGAGCGTAACTGTTGACAGCGCCCGTGTAAGTGACCGTCGTCTCAGCGACAGCAAACAACTCAGGGAACACTGACCGAATAGAATCGTTGATGGCCTGCTTTACCAGGAAACGAGGGAACATCGGAGATGAAATAACCCGCTCACCAGAAGCGTGGGTGGCGGCAGTAGTGCCACGGAAGCCACGACCGTAAGGAGGAACGATCATGTTCAGTGAAACATCGTCCACTGAGTCGATCATCAGAAGTTCATCACCGATTTCAACCACACCACGAGACATAGCCGAGGTGTCAGCGATCTTAAGAGTCAGGTCCGTGTCGGTAGCCGACTGCGTAAGGTATGTGGACTGATCCTGCACGGTAGTAAAACCATGCAAGTAAAGTATTGTGGAGTCAGTGATTTCACTGAACGTTGCCACTTAGACCTCCACCGTAGTTTTGTTTACAAACTTAGCCGCCTGCTTACTGACAATCATGTTTGCTGGCGGGTCACTTGATGCGTTGTAGGGACGACCAAGCAACTTAGATGCAGCCTTGGCTTCGTCTACCTTTTCTTTGGTAGTACCACCGGGCGTAATACCATGCTGCCGTGCTTCGTTAAAAGAGTTCAGGTCAGTCTTAGTCTTTTCGTACATATTCTGCAACGGACTGTTTGTGACTGCACTTACCGTTGGGTTCGCATCTTTCAGACACTCCGCGTAAGAAGAGTGGTCCTTAGTCTTGCAGCCTTCTCTACAGTTCATTCGACACTCACATAGTCGCTATACCCGGCAGCAACGACCGCCGCGTATTCGTCATCGGAAAGCACATGCCTGCGACCACCACCAAAGTAGTAGTCGGCATCGCTTATCTCATTTTGGGATGGAAATTGTGTTAAAGTTCCTGTGGTGGAAGTAATAAGTAGCGACTGCCCAACGGGTATTGAGTACCTGCTGAATAGAAAGTGGTCAGTGTAGATAGTGTCCACTGTAGGCAGTGTCAGTATGTACGCCACTTTGTTCCTTCCTTGTGTTGAGGGGTTGGGCGGGGGTCACCGCTATATGTGACCCCCACCCGAATGTCAATCTCTTAGGAGATGGACGAGGACGACTCAATGCGGTACAGAGCCTCCTGGCGGTACACGCTCCAACCCTGGAGGGAGTACCAGCCGACAGGCCGGAAACGCATCAACTTGTCAACGACCGGGCCGATAACGACACCCGGCTCAACAGCGGTAGCCTCTGCGAGAGCCTGCTGTCCACACACCGTGGTGCGGTACACAACCTCGCTAGAAGCACCGTCTGCTGCGGAAAGCGCACGCGGGGTTTCCACGACGTAAGCGCCACCGTACACGCCAGTCACAGCGTTGAGAACGTTGCCAACATTCGGCTCCGTGTACTTACGGATGTCCTCAAACGCCAGCGCACCAGTCTCTGCACGCAGGTCATGCGCGACGAGCGGGTGCATGTAAGTGGCGTAGAGTCCGTTGTCCTTCGGAACAGCCTTGCCAGCACGCAACTTGGACACAGCCTGACGCAGATCCGCGCCAGCGATAACGTCCTCCGCAGCAACCGTGACGGTGCTGGTCGGAGTGGTAGTGCCACCAGTGGCGTACAGCACGTTAGTGCCACCGTCAAGAACGGTAACAACCAACTTGTCGATGCTGTCCAGCATATTGTAGCCAACGATGTTAGCCACAGCAGGGTCAACGTCCGAGAACGCGAACTCGCCCAACTTGCGGGTGTTCAGCACGGTGTTGCCGTACTCGTTCAGGGTAACCGAAACCGTCGAAACGTTGCTAACCGCAACTGCGTCGGGGTCGGTGGTTTCCGTCAGAGCAGTGGTAGCCTGCGCCAGATCGTTGTAGAGTGAGAACACTACAGACGAACCGGGCATAGCCTGCTGCACCGGACGCTTGTCAGCGAGGGCACGGAATTGGGGCTGCGACCGGAGAGCGAACTCAACGTAGCGGTCGTATGCGGCCTTGACAAGTCCTGCCATCGCAGTGGTATCAGTGTATGCATCTGCCATTTTCGATTCACCTCCTTCAGTGAATAGTATGTATAGTTACTTGCGAGGCTATGAAGCCTGCGGCCCAGAAGCAGTACCAAACAGCAACTTGTTCAAAGTCTCTGCACTGTCAGCACCAGCGATCAAACCTGCGATCTGATCTGGGTCATTTGTAAACGGTTGTCCCGATGACTGTGTTTCAGCAATACGGGACAGCGACTGCATCTCAGGTGAGAGTGCTGCCGTAGGCTCACTTGTAGCCTCGCTGGTTTCCTGAATACCAAAGATTTCTCCGTACTCAGACAACCAGTTTTCCACATCTTCCGAAGTGGTAGCATCCTTAGGAATAAGTGCCGCAACCTTTTCCGGCAATCCCTTAGATGCAATAACGTCCTTTACAGAGCGTTCACGGATAGACGATTGCATGCTGTCCAACTGCTCCGCAAGTTCCTTCTTCTCAGCCTGCAACTTCTTGTAAGCCTTGCGAAGTTCTTTCATCGCGTTGCCATCGTTGGCTTCTAGATCGTCGTCGTCCCACTCAAATTCGGACATATGTAACTCCCTTACTATTCATATAGGTGAATCGTTACCCACATCATCAACCGGGGAAGAAGATGATGGCTGTAACTACCGGGCTGTTGCACCGCCAGGGCCGGTCGGTCTGGCTGGGAGTGGACATGCCCCGAATTGAACGGGGGTTAAAGAACTAACGCAGGAATTCTCACCGCGAATTACAATTCTTTCTCACCTGTCATGCCCGTATTCAGTTATATAGAGCGAGGTCGCTTCAGTGCTGCCGACCGGATAGCCGACCTACCACCAAAACGTGCACGTTCACGAGACTGCAAGCCACGAACCTTCTCGCGTGCCTCTTGGTCAAGATCCAGGCGAGACAATGCAGTCTCTTCCTCTGTCAATGTTGTCTTTTCGATATCTGCCAGTCGGCGTGTAGCCTTCTGAATATCGGACACCTCAGTCAATATTGGCTCAATGGCAGTGCCACGAATGTCCTCACCACCACCAACAAACTCACCAATACGCTCAGACACACCAGCACCAAACGTCAAACCGGCACGCTGTGCGTAGCCACCAACAATGGCTGCGTTAGCACGACGCTGGATCTGGGTCGTGGTGTTCTCTGGGTCAAGGACGTACTGCGTCAGTAGTGCTGGATCAATGCCGTAGAACTGTTGCAAACTGTCCCGTACTTCTTGTGGTGTTTCCGCGACAACTCGTTGAGCATCAGTAACGCGATCACGGACCTCATTCACCGACAAAGAAAAATCAGAGACAAGGCTGGCTATGGCATCGTATTCTGTTTGAGTACCAGAAGTACCTAGATAGTCACGAAGCCCAGCCTCACGGAATACCTGTCGATACTGCGTTTCAAGGTTTAGATACTCCGCTTCATTGCGAATATCAGTGATGCCTCTTTGCTGTAAACCTAGTAGACCTTTAAAGCGAGTCTTGTATTGTTCAGTTTGCTTCAGTTTTTCAGCAATAACAGCAGTGTTTCTGCCCCATGTTCGCACCAACTCGTCAACTTGGTCTGCAAGCCCTTCCATGTTGTACTCACGAAGAACTCCAGTTAAGAACGCTTTTGCTGCCTCTCGCTCTGCCGCTATCTCTTGGTCACGAGCAGAAACAAGATCAGCAATCTGCCCTTTCAGGTCATCAATTTCACCTCGCAAGGGGTCAGTACCGCCACCTCCGCCTCCCGGCGGTGGTGGTGGCGGTGTTGCTGGTGTTGGTGCTGCCGGTACTGTTACTTGTGGCCTAGCGATAGCGTTTGCTGCCCTATTAACGGCAGCCTCTTGAGATGCATTTCCCCCTCGGGCCGCAATGCTGACAGCAGCCCGAGCATAGTTCTGTGCTGCCTCTGGGTTAGTTGCTTGAAGCGCACGAGCCATTCCAAGGCGCTGATTAATAAGATCGCGCTGTCTCTTACTCAAAGCCATTAGCGGAATCCAAACGTTTTGAGCAGACCAGTCATGCTCTCTGCGTAAGTTTGATAAGCATTGTCTGTTGTTTGCCAGCGAGGATCATTTCTTATGTCCTGCTCAAACTCATAAATAGGTTTAATTATTGGCTTTCCGTCAGGGCCAGTAGCCTGCAAACCAGACTGTAAAAGTGGATCATCCAGCGTTATCGTGCCTGCACCCAACTCAAGAAGGCTTTCCATCTTACCCCTGTACGGCGCAGAAATATCGTAGATATCTTGACCGGCTTGAATGCGATCCGACCATGCAGGGTACGCACTAGCAAGATAAGTGTTCCGCAAGTCCTGCAAAACATCAAACTCTGTCGTGTCACCAGATTGAATTTGCTGAAGGTAACCGTCTATCATGCCCTGAGAAAGATCAACATTGTTCCTGCGGCCCCACTCTGAGATGCCTGCGGCTGTCTTACCCGCTTCGCCCCGGTAAGCACCGTTAACCGCGCCAATAAAGTCAGACAAAATGTTGTTGACTTGAGCGTCACTCAAACCCATGCGACGCTTGCGAACCACAAGATCCCGCAGTTCTTCGTCGGTCATAACTGCACCGGCTTGGATAGCAAGATCCCTGAGGTTTTCAACCTCTGCGGTAATCTGCTGGTTCCAAACGTCAGGGAAGCGAGCCTCAAAATCCATGTCTGCGATAGCAACAGATGAATACTTTTGAGAAAATGGCTGCTGGTTTAACTCAAGAAAAAATGCTTCTTTACTGAAGCCCTCAGGGTTGGCTAAATACTCGCGTGTTTGACCATTAAACCATTCAAGCAACTGTGGATCTTGTTGAATCAAAGCGTAAGATATTGCCCACATATTCTGGAACTCTTCACGCTGTTGATTCTCGTAACGCTTTTTTTCTTTTTTAGTTACCTTGCCGTCTTGATTGAGGTCTGCGGGATCAACTGTCACCCTGGCCTCCCTTCAAGCCACTCATAAAAGAAGCCCATCATGTCAGTTGCTTTAGTGAACTCTTCAGCCTCTGGACCTTGAGCAAGCGCGTCACGCATAATGTTTTGCCTACCCTGTGCACTAAGACCCGGTTGACTTGTGGAAAAAGCCGTGCCACTTTGACTAACAGTTGGCTCTTCTTTTTCTGCTTGACGTACCTTTTTTAGAACCCGCTGGAACTCTTCATCAGTGACTGCTCTACCAAAAATATCTGAGCCAAGGGCATCGGCTGTCATGCGAAGGTCACGCTCATTAGCCATTGTGGTTGTAGCAACCGGGCCAGTGTACTTACCCTTAACTTTCTTCTTTCCGTCTGCTCCCGGCATAAACTTTTCTGGAATCTCAAAGACCCCATCATCGCCTAAAATGCCTCGCTTCATGGCAACATCAAAAAGAATATCTACAGGTGACTTTCGTATTCCACTCTTTGATTCGCGGTCAGACTGAGTAACGTACTTACTGAATAATGCCTGACCAGAACCGCCGTAACGACCACCAATATCATCAGCAACAATATCAAACAACAAACGTTCATTGTCGTTAAGGTCAACGCTGTAAGCAGCCTCTAGTTCGCTCTTATCGTAGAACCGATAAAACGAAGAAGGTACATTCTCTTTCGCCTCAGTCGCTCGTGATTGAGGGCGAAGATACCAAGCACCCGTGTTTGGGCCAACCTCAATGTTAGGTGCGTCGCCTCGGACCTTAGGTGGCTGGACTACCGAACGATCACCCACGCCCTTGATAGGCCTGAGTCCAGTGGAATCTGAAGCGGAAGGTGGAGTCCACGCTCCTCCGTCATGGTCTGGCCTATGACTCATTATCTACACCCCACTCTTTAGCAAAGTATCTTTGCCACGCCTCATTAAACCCAGGAGAATTTTCTAATACGTTCGTTTGAACCCACTCAGCAAAATTCGCTTTAACAACTTTCTTTTCTTTACTAGAAAGTCCCTCTAGTGCTTTAAGGGCTGTATCCCTGTTATCCAAGAAGTAAGCAATATCCTGCCACAGTTCTTCCTTGCCTTCATTCTTGGAAAACTTTGGATGCTTCAAAATGTTTCGTAGTTGACGAGCAGCCTGATTTGCAACATTACCACTACGGTCAGCGTCGAAAGCAATCCCCCAGGCTGGATTAATGTCTTTATAATCGTCACGCCACGATTTCCAACTACGCTCTGCCTGGTCAATCTGGTTACGGAAACGGTCTTTAGCCTCCGTAGTGCCTGCCTCGTCACGCAGAGTTCGTAACCGTTTCATCTCAGCATCAAACTTAATCTTCTGCTTGTTGTACCAAGACCAACCATCGTTTTTCTTAACCATCGCCTCAAACTTGCCAGCACTTTTTATTGTAGCCACTGGTTCAGTCTCACCTGGAAGTGGATTATCACGAAGGTAATTAGCAACCGCTGCGCTGTAATCTCCCTCAGTTCCCAAAGCAAGAAGATTAATAAACTCTATAGAGTTCTCGTCTTTAGCCATATCCCTGGCAATGTCAGGGTAATCAACCCAGATCCTTTGGTAAGCATCTTGGGTCGGCGGAACGAACGCCTTGTAGTCCGTACCAGAGTAGGTGTACCAGCGTGCCCAATCCCCATACTGTTGTAGATAAACATTACGGGCTTCTTCTGGGTTACCAGGGTGCTGGTTTCTAATTTTGTACCAAGCGTCTCGCATCAATTGGCCTGGAACTCGTTGATTAATAGAGAAGGCATTCACAAACTTGTTACGACCACGGCTAAGGTAAAAGTCCCGGGTTTTCTCTACCGCGTCATCGTAGTTTGGTTCTTCACCGACCCCGCCGTTCTTTTCCCACTGAGCAACGTCGTTGGCGTAAATCTGAACGGATGCGCGAATAAAGTCTGCATCGCTAAGACCTTTTGCCGCCCGGTAAAGATCTTTTTGGTAAGAGCCAAAGAAACCAGCAGCAATGTTTTTGTTGATTCCGTATGGAAAAACTTCTTCGTATACTGGACCCAAATTTTCTTTAAGTATCTCTTCTGTCTTTGGATTTCTTTTTGTTATTTCCGAAACCAAAGCAGACGCTGCATAAGATAACGCAGGAGCGTTAACAGTTATGGTTGCAAGAGACGCTACAGGTATTCGTGCACCAGTATCAGTTGCATTTTTTTTCGTGCCAGGAATAATAATGTACTCTGCTTTTGACGGGTCATCTACGGGGTTACCGTCAGCGTCTACCGCTAAGTTCAATAGAATATCGTTAGCGAACAACGCGGTCTGAAATACGCGCTCTGGTTCTTTCATGGCGAACCTACCGTAACGATAAATGCTATTGTAGAACGCGCCAGGGAATGAAAGTAAAAACCTACTCATGTAAACAGGGTTATTGTACCGTCGAATGTTGTAGAAAGTTTTTTCCAACTCAATCAACGATGCCCGGTGAGCAGCCTGACGCATAGCCTCAAATTGAGATTCAGAAAGTTTAACACCTTGAGCGTCAAGAACGTCAGCCCTTTGCTGCATCTGCTTCTTAAACTCACGCTGGTAGAAAGGCCAGCGAGCAATCCGATCCTCAGGCGTGGTAGCAATAAACTGCCAAACCCGGTCAAGACCTCGGTTTAACTTCTCGTAAGCCAAAGCAATCCTTGACTTAGGAATAAACAAAAGATCATCACCCGATATGCGACTCAAATCGCGGCGACCACCAAGAGCCGCTTGCAACTCACCAGGAGTAACCTCTTGACGAGCGATCTGCTGCCGCACTTTCTCGTCAGGGAAATACTGATAAACAATCCGAATAACCTCGTCAAGTTCAGTAGTAGAAGAAAGTAAGACTTTACGCTTTTGTGGTGGCCTTGCTTTCTCACTGTTGAGGACGCTGCTTGTTGGACTCTCTACCGGCTGACGCTCAGACGGCAATCTTCGCGCCGGGTCACCTGGGCCTACAGTATCGGAGACACCTGGAGAGGTTTCGTCTACCCGACTACCCGGCATCCTCGTTGTAGAGGACGGAGCGATATCGTCGTACTGTTCTTTCGTTACAAGATACTTTTTCTTAAGGCTTTTTTGATACTTTCTGCCTGCTTTTGATTCTAGCCATTCAGCCAACTCTGCCCTAGTTTTACCCTCAAGGATCAGTTGAATGAGAGCGTCGCCCCTAAAGTAGCGGTTGGCAACATTGGCGATTTCATCCCAATACGCTGGGTCGGTAGGCTCAACAATTGACTGCTGACCAGTGCGTTGCCAGCGGCTAATTTCATACTCTGCTCGGTATGAAGGATCGTAAGTTAGACGGTTTGTGGTAGCAACAGACGCTTCTGCCCTGTAACCAGGACCGTAATCAAACTGCCTGTCCGAAAAAGCAGAAGGAATCCTAACGGTTTCTCCACCAACAATAATGTCAGTGTAGCCTTGACCGGAGCCGCGGTATCCTCGCATACCACTAACTTCAGCAATTGCTTCCCGCCTGCGCCCTAAAGCAAGTTGAGCAGCAGCAATCTTTTGGTCAATGTATTCCATTGCTTGCTGTTGAATTTCAATCTCGCGTGCTGGATCTGTGTAATCAGTATCCTTGCGGGAAACAAGATCGTCGTACTCTTTCTGCAAGTCATCAATACGTTTGACCGTCTCGTCATCAAGTTGCCCCGTGGCAACAGCCTCACGGTACTCAATTAGTTTTTGCCTGACGGTAGACAAACGCGCCGGTTCGACTACTTGCCGCCATTCGGGAGCCTTACCATCAAGTGCGTCCTCAATAGCATTCAAGCGCAACTGAGCGTCAACGAGGCGACCCTTTAACTCAGGCTCAATTTGTTGAGCGCGAACAGCCGACAATTTCCCGGCTCTCAGGTTATCCAACTCAATCAATAAGCCATCAATGACGGCCTGAACGTCGTGACGTTGCCGAACAAGTTCTCGCAACTCATTACGCAATTGTTTTACGCTTTTGACCTTATCGCCCTTACCAGTGACGGCTCGGACTGTGTTCTTAATAACTTTATCAAGGTTTAGCAAATAAACAGCGCGTGCCCCTGTGTTCCGTCTATTCGCAATAAAATTACCAAGAGTAGCGCCCAGGCCTTCATCCGTTAAAATAGTCCCATGAGCCAACCAAGAGGCAAGCAGCGGCTCCAGTGCAGCGTTCTTGCCGGTGTAACCAGGACGGAACAAAACGTTTGTGCGGAAAAATTTCATGCCAGCATCAAAGACTGACGTTAAAAGAGTTGCTGTGTTATCTACCGCCCCAATACGAGGCCTAACTTCATCCCTCAAGCCACGGTAAACTTCCTCAAGAGGAAGAGTCGGGAAAGATTCTAGAAGTTGCCTACGGCTAACCGGGTCAGTTATTATTCGACTACCGGCTTCGTCATAAAGATAGCCGCCGTTCTCGTTAAGATCATCAATGGCCCGTTGCATTCTTTCCCGGTAACCGCGCACAAAAGCAGCAGCAACTTGACTATCAACATTTAAAGTTCTAGCCAAATTTGCGACGAGAACATCTTCTACTTGCTGATACGCTTGTTTAAGGTTGCCAGCACGTTTTGCTTCTTGAAGTTGCTCCATTATTTGAACGCGATAAGTGGAGGCTGGGATGGTGATATCCTGTGGTATGCCATTGACTATTTCGGTTCCTACGACAATTTGCTTATTGCCGCGGAGCATTGGCACAGAATCAAACTGAGCAGTAAGTTCACTCCAAATATCATCCGGTCGTGCACCAGACATTGTTATGTGACCTAATGGTTGACGCGATCCAACCCATTGAATGAAAGTCGTGACAGGTCCACCAGGAGTAGTTTGTGCAACCTTCTGTACCCACCGAGGCGCGTCAGCGTAGTCAGCAGAACGAGTAGCGTAAGCAAACTTTCCTTTGCCTATGCGGATCTTTTCGACAGAAAAACGTGTATCAATCCCAATAAACTGTAAAGGCTGTGCCCCTCGGCTAGGAAGCCACGCGCTGCCCGGCCCTCGGACAAAAAGAGCATCGTCAATTGTGGTAGTAAAAAGATTTTTAAGTTCCGTAAAGTATTCGTCACGCGCCAAGGCTGAGTCAAAAATCTGATTGGTCTTTATCAGGGCTTCACCTTTTGGTGAAAACACTTCTCCGTTAATATCGGCGCTTCTAAGAATAGAGTTCATGTCAGACAGCGCCCACACAGTGTCAGGTGCTGCGGCAGCCAAGTCTCGGAGAGCCTGAACGTCACCAACGTTAGCAAGCATAATGTTCGCTACCGTGTCTCTGTCACTGGTTTTAGAAAGAATAGTTGATAAAGTAAACTTGTCTACGCCGTGACTGTTAGCGACAGCAGGGTTTTCCCTCAGGCGAACCGCATTAGTTTCCTCGGCAATCTCGTCAACGTAGTCACCGAATGTCGTCCTAGTCCCTTGCTGACCGCCAGTTTCTTGCCATTCCTTGTGCAACTCGTAGTCAGTCCTTCTCTTGGCAATGTCATCTGCCGAAAGAACTGCGTTGCGTAAACCCAACTTTTCCATCGCGGCAAGTCTGCCTACCCGCGCAATGGGAGGAACTACTACTTCTAGTCCAAAATCGGTGGCTCCTGTAATGAAACGGTAGTAAGGGTTTTCTTGAGCCTTAGCCATGTCGTATTCCGACCAAGGATCGTAGTTACCTATGCCACCAATATCGTAAATAAAATCAAGACCAGTCGTTGCGTGAGCAAGATTATTAGCAGCAGTAGCCTGACCAAAAGAAACTTGCTCGCTTCTATTCCAGGCGTTGCGAATGTCATCCCACTGGAAACCTGGCTTAAGTTCAATTTCTTCGCCAAGTTCATTGGTAAAGGTATCACCTTGGTACAGGGGTGAGTCTGGGTCTGTTACTAACGCAGCCGTGCTTAGTGGACGGGTTACTAGGTGCGACCAGGCTTTCTCTGTGGCCCCAAGAAAAACACCGACCGGGCCGATACCAATACCTTTGTTAGCCTCAAGTTGTTGCTGCTTACCAAGTTCTTCGGCTTGCTGCCCAATTTGTGTCGCTGTTTCTGCGTCTGCACCGCTGGCGGTTGCACGCATAGATGCGTCTAAACCTTTAATGCCAGGTTGGAATGATGTTGATTCAGTAAATGCACTTATCAACCCGCCAACGAGGTTAATGTCTGATCCGTAATCAACAGCAGATGAAATAGTACCAAAGATAGGGTTAGATTTAGCATCATCAATGATGCTTTGAAGAATTGATTTAGAAGGTTTCCGGTAGCCCGTTGGGGATGTGGGAGTGCCACCGAAATACTCCGGCTGTACGCTCATTCACTTCCCATCTTAACGTTTATTAGAGCATCTAAAAATGCTTCACGATCTTCTACTGTTTCCCAGCGAACGCTTGCCAAACCCCACGCCATTGGGAGATTGGTGTAACCAATTTTAGTAGCAGCAGCATTGAAGTTATCAATAAACGTCAAAGGCTTCCACTGCGGCTTCTTACCCCTCATACGTTCCGCAAGTAACTAACTAGATAGCGGAAAGTTTTCGGGGTGTTCTCAAAGTTAAGTGCTGCTTCAAGGTCAGGTAAATACTGCAATAAAGTTTCCATATCGCTATCGTAAGCATCTTGAAACCCTGCTTGCCGTGGCGTATCACCAGGACCAAAACTTGCACCAGAAGTTACAGGCTCGTCAGGTCGTTGCGTAGGCGAAAACAAAGACGCAGGAGGCTTCGGCTCTGGACCTTTAGGTGCACGCGCAGCCGGTGTAGCCTTCATCGGAGCCGACGCTTGAATGGCCTCAAACTCTTGATTTTCTCCGTAGGGCATACCTGACATTTCTGCCTGAACTTGCTGCGGCCCACCATCGGTGCGCTGGGACAAACGACCTGGACCGGACACAGGAGCAGGGTTTTGTGGACGACGCATACCGCCTCGTTGTTCAGCCATCTTCATCCTCCACATAAACAATCTTTGGTTCAATCAGTTCGGAATCGGGTGTGGGACCAAACTCAT